GTCATAAAACTTTGATGCATCCATTAACAACTGTCGCAAACACAAAAGCAACGTTGTATCATAATCACCATCAAGACGATCATAGTTTCGTTGTAATTCATCATCCGTAAAAGCATATGGAATTTTCTTATCACCTAGATCATCTCTAAGATGAAGAATTTGATCAGATGTTAGTGTTGGCATTAGGTTTTCAACACCCACATAACTAAAGCCGCAATTCCAGCCATTTTTGTACCAATATCAAAAGTTTTCCAAAGCAAGTCCGACAATTGTTTGTCTTGCTTTTCGTCATCCTTTTCCAAAGATTTCAATGCCGTTTCGACAATGACCAATCTGGAATTAAAATCTTTATAGAATTCTAATCGTAGTGCAGTTAACTTTTCTGTTAATTCAGAACGAACATAATCAACACGTATACTCAACGAATCAATTCTCTCCAAAATCGTCGCAAATTCCGAATGCTCTATCTGTCCCATAAGCTATTTAACACCCATTCCAATTTCTGTGCCGCATGTTGCCACGTTTGGTTATTCCGAATCCACTCAGCACCTTTTAACGCAACTTCTTTTGCCTCATTAGCATTGTCAAAAACCCAACGCATTTTTTCAGTAATTTCATCCAAATCAGGTTCCCACCATTGTCCAAAGCCGTCTAAATGATCTCTTGTTCTGGTAAATTTCTCTAGCGGAATTCCCCAATTTTCAACATCCAATGTTCCATGAGCCTTCAATGCAATTGTAGGTATTCCCGCACAAGCAGATTCTCTAGGTGGTAAACCAAAACCTTCACCGCGAGATGGAAAAACAAAACAATCAGCAACATTATAAACATCAGAAATATCAACCGCTTCATATCGCCACAATTTAATCCGAGGATCGCTAGCAAAATCTCTAAACATACTTAATGCATCTGGCCGCCTAGCTTTTATTATCAGTCGAACATCTTTTGACCGACCAAACGCTTTATAAAAGGCTGCCCAAACTAAATCCCATGCTTTCCGCGTATCACGATCTGCAATACATAAGAACGTAAACGGTGAATTTCCATCGGGATGTTTACTTCTAATAGGAAATTCCCAGGGATTCACACCTCCCGGTACAACATGAATAGGAATATCAATTCCACAATGTCTAAAAACATCTACTAACCAATCAGACGGAACAATAACAATTTCACAACGAAGATTTATTGGCATAACCCATTTAGGCGGAAGAGTCGAACTCTCATACATTGTATTAAGAATAATCCGTCCAGGATATTGTTCAAAAAAATCTTGAATTCTACCAGTAAATACTAATCGTTCAGTTGTATCAATTCCAGCCCACAAAAGATGCTTATTAGTCATCCAAAGTTGTTCGGGAGCTAAGGGGATGGGATGATAATTTCCCATCCCCTGTAATGCTTCCATCAACTTAGTTGACATGCGCCCAAAACCTTCGACTGTCGAAGGGGCACTTGTTGACCAGTTGACTTTTCTCAATTGTTAACCGCCCAAATCACTATCGGACGGATTCGCATATGAGGCTGCATTCGCATGTAAATAACTGGCAACCGCCGCAAGACGATCATTCACACCGATTCCATGCGCCCCATTCAAATTCACCTGTTTAATTTTTGGATTTACAGTAGTAGTCGCTTCAACTTCCACTTGCAAACCAAAACTTTCCCCTTCGCCAATTCTAACAGCTAGAGGGCGAACCGGACTTCCCGTTGAATAGGTAAGTGCATAATCCGTAGGGAAGCGTTCGTGATAAACAAGTGCAACTAAACCACGAGTCGAATTATAAAATCCATAAGGCACTCCCGGCACACCTGTAAATTCACCAGCAACCGAATACATAGGAATTCCAGTCGCCGCCGCAAGTGCTGTTACTCGTTCTGGCAAAAGCTCAATAAAACGGGTCAACGCTCTAAACTCTGCAATATCCGCTTCACTCGTAATCATGACCAAACCCGAATTCAAACCATGTTCGGTCAAATCGAGAACAGCCGCTTCAATCACATCGTCCCAATCTTCAGATGTATCATCATGGAAATTGTAATGACTATGCGTGCTGTCAAAAACTTTTCCAAGATATTGCGGGGGAATATAATTCACACTATCCCCTGTCCCGATTGCCCAACCAACATCATAACCTGCTGAACCGATTGCATTTTCGGAATCAGTCAAAGAACGCTTAGCGAAATCAAAATCGACACGATTCAACCACGCATCGGTGACTTCATTAATATCTGCCGTGATCTGATCTTCAAAAGCATTTTTCAAGTATTTCTCAGTCCAGCCAAGTGCATCATCAAACTCTTTATAAGGAAGCATATGTCCAATCAATGCACCTTTACGCGGTTTTGCACTGGCATATTCAGTTGAAACAGGAGTCATTACCCGCGACCCATCACCTTGACGATAAAACGCATAAGGCGTTTCACTGAACGACAAAAGCGAAGCATACCGCGCTGCAATACGTTCATTTACTGAACCAACAGCAGCAGCAAGACGCTGAATAATCTCCAATGGTGTAAGTCGAGTTTTTAGAGTTATAAATTCAAAAACTTTCTGTGCATCAACACCCGTTGGAGTCACAAGATCAATAGATGCTCTAATTCCTAATACTGACATTTTTCAATCTCCATTAACTCGACGCATCAATTTCGGGATAGACAAAAACCTGCGTATCCGAAAACGCAAAACCAATAGTTCGTGCAACCGTTCCAGCCGCGTCGTCAATTGCACCTGCCGTTGCAGAGACATAGAGCTTTGCGCCTTTTGTCAATCCAGAAAAACCATCCACAACGCCTAACACAACAAAATCAACCCATTCATCAGCAGCAACCGCACCGGAAGTTTTATAATACGGCGTATCCGCACCGGATACAACAATTCCGATCATTCCCTCAGTTTTTGCCGCATCATCAGAATCGGTTTTCCACAACTTACCATCTGACTTCAAATAAACCAGATCGCCCAGATTCGCCGCCTCGCCCATTTGCTTTCTAAACAAAATCGCGGGTTCCTGCGGAAGAATTTTGGTATCGACATTCGTAACGGCGGTCATTATTCACTACCTCCAGACTCGAAAATGATCACTCCGGCCTTTTTCGCATTTTCGACAATTTTATCAACATCCACATTCTTACTGGCCGGATCACCAATAGGCGGCGATGTTACCGCTCCACCCGACACTTGCAAAACAAGCGCCTTTTTCATCGCTACAAAACCAGCTGACTCTGAGAATTCTTTAAGTACCTCAGTCGCCTTTTCAAAATCATAATTTTCGACTTTGCTCTGAACTTGCAATCGCAAATAATCCTTCAATCCGTCGCCCTCGTCACCATTCAAGTTGACGATTTCTGAGATGGCTTGATTCAAACGTCCATCAAAATCAGACTTAGCCAAACGAACAACTGTCAATTTCAATTCTTCATTTTCCTGACTAAGATTATCAATCATAGATTTCTGCTGTGCAATAGCAACAGTATATCCATTTTCCGATTCATGCTGTTTGATAATCTCTTGACGCACATCGTCAGGAACATCCTCAATTTTAACTACTGGCATTTCAACATTTCCTTTCTTTGCCTGTGCGGTAATAGTCATTTCACCGCGTTCATCGAATTGTAAAGCTGCCATTCCTTCGGGTAGAAAATCTAATGAAACAAATTCAATGGCAAATGGGTCAATTAATGTATAAGTATTATTTTCATTATACCGAAGATTGTCCCACGCTGTCCAAAAAACAAAACTTGTTTCAATAGTCTGATTTACAACCTTTAAGGATTTGACAAAATCCGAAAAATCCTTATTCCAAATAAATGCTTTTCCCCAGGCTAAATCCCCTTCTCGAATTGCGCCAATCCACCATGCGGGATTTATTGGAAAATCACCCCACATCATTTTGTGACCATAATTTGCAGATCGCGCCTGATCATTTATCATTGTCACAAAAGCATCTACTGTTTCCTGATTAAAAACCATCCCTTCATCTGTAACTGCTCCAACTTTCGCAAAGGGAACAGTTACAAATACAGGATCATCAGCAATTGCTGTCAACGCTTGAACATCAATTTCTTCAGGTATGGGAACTTCAGGAAAAGTTCCTTCTAACTTACTAGAAAATACTTGTTTTATTAATACTTTTTGAGTTTCCATGCGACCATCCCATAAACATAGTATACCTTATCGTGAAGTTCATTACAAGCGCCCGCCACCGCCTGTAGCAGGCATTCTAGGCGCGTCCGCACCATTATCTGCCCGTTCATCAGGCGTTAAATCTTCTGTTAATGGTTTTTCCTCTCCGGCAAAATCATCAAATTCCGTAGTATCAGTTTTTTCGTCGCTCTCTAATCGCGCCTCTTCAATTTCAAGATTTGTGTCCTCTACAACAGAGAAATTCATAAGCGCCAATGCTGTTTCATCCGTAATCAAAACACGGCTATGCGCCCATTTGACTTTTTCAAAAACAATCCTTTCCGTTTCAATTGAATCGCCATACCAGTTTATAACAGTCGGATGAATCAAGATTTTCGGATCAAACAAACCTACAACCCGCAACCAAATATCCAATAACCCCAATAAGCCTTCATTATTATTTGAATTAAAGTATTCATCATGACGCCGACCAGCAAATTCAACTCGTAACCTATTTATATATCGTCCAAATGCAGGACGGGCCGCTTCCGCTTGTGAAGAAGTTGTAGATTCCCCACCTCCCCAAACATGATCGGGTGCATGAGTCTTATTTTGAATAATTCTGAAGGCTACGTCAATAAGAGTTTCTATATCTTTGGCAAATCCCGGTTCTGGCGATGCAAACTTAAATGTTCCTCCCTCTCCAATAAATAATGCTGCCGTTTCATCCCATTTTAATTCGCGTCTAGTTTCATCATTTCCTTCTTCATCAACATAGGTTGTATCATTTTTGGTCGTATTCAAATCAACTGTTTCTTCAACATCTAACATTCCTTCAAAAACCGGCATTGGATTTCCAGTTAATTTTCCCGCTGCCATTCCCTTTGTGACTAAATCTTCATAATCCGCAAACAAGGTTCGCAGCGAGGAATAAATTGGCCGTCCATATAATTCATTTCTACCGCGATCAAAATGAAACAACGCTACCGGAATTCGACCAATCAAATTAGGAAAAACCTCCATCACCGGCGTTTTCAAATCCCCTCGTTTAATAATTTTCCTTCGTTCAGTATCCGTAAATTCCTCAATAATTGTCGTTCCTTCGTCAATAACCGTATAGCGAACTGTAGTAACTTTATATGGGTCGTTTTTATCTTCCCGTAACTTTTGAATCGCATCGGGAGAAGGAAAAACCAAAGAACCATCTGGGGAAATAATTACATACTGATCACCCAATGCACATTCATCTTCTAGCAATTTAATAATTTCTGATTTGTACGTTTCGCCAAATCGAGACAACACTGAGTTGGTATGCTCAGCTTTTTGTAGCATACGTTTATCATCAACAGTATCGAGAGCAAATTTGAAGCCGTCGGCTACAACATGTGCAACCACAGTTTCAATAAGACCATCAGCATTGGCCCCAATCCGCTCATAACCCGTCTGTAAACCATGTCTGAATTTGTCCCAAAATTCATAGTCGGGAACCGTCTTATCCACATTTTGACGAAAAATAACCGACCACAATGGAGACGATGTAATCTTTCCTATAACTTGTTGAAATAGTTTGCCGCGTTTCTTTGCCATTAGTATAGACCCGATACTTTCACCTGCTGTAATTTTGTACGTCTAATAAATTTATACAATCGAAGCCACAATAAACTCATTGCATCCACTTGATCATCGTGCCGTCCGCGATCAAACGCTTCACATTCATCCAAAAAATCATTATTCCAATTTGCATTGACCAAATAAATTGAATTATTTTCTGCGTAATCGATCCAGGGTTGCGCTCTAGCCACCTTATCAGTAGACGGTGAAACGTCTCTTAGCTTAAAACCCTTCAACTCTTTAGAATGTTTAAGCTCATCAAACAATCCCTTTTGCGCCCCGCCACTTTCGATAATAAGCGGAATTGCACGTCCATCATCTTCTGCAACACTAAAAATTTTTCTTTTAACAACAGGCCAAATATCCCGAATCCTGATTAAATCAGTTACATAAACATCATAATCTACATCAATAAAACCACTGATCCCTACCGAAAAGTCAGGCTCTTTTTTAGCAACCTGTTTTTTGGAATATGCTAAATCCCAAGCTCTTGCTTGTCCCAATCGTTTGTGTTGTTCGGGCAATTGAGATTCTGAAATAATTTTGAACCAACCAGAATTTATTAAATCCCCCTTCGCAATACGTGGATTTTGCATCCACAATGCTGCCCAAATACGACGATTAGAAACTTCTTTTATACTAAGTAGTTTTTCATCATGTCGAAGTGAATCAAGTGCTTCACCCGGCTCTCTAAACAGTGGATCGTAAAACATTAGACTCATAATCGTCCCTTAATCGTTTTACCATTTCTAAATTAAGATAACGATCTGGGGCAACGAAATTCTTTTCACACCATTCAGAAATTTCATAAGAAGATTCCGCTTTTGCCGGAAGTCGCAAAACATACCACTTATCAGCATCAGGTTCTTCTTGTTTAAGCAAAAGCCGTCCAGCCAAATCGTCTTCATGCCAACGAGTCATACATAAAATTACAACTGCATCGGGACTTAATCGAGAATCAGAAGATGCCCAATACCAATTCCAAATTGCCTCACGTCGGGTTTCTGAAAGAGCCTCTTCCTCATCTTTTACAGGATCATCAATAATTGTAAAATCAGACGGATGTCCACTAATTCCACCTGTTACCCCCGCTGCAAAAACTCCACCACGATGCCCCTCGATTTCCCACAAACGAACCGATTGACTTTTCCTCGAGAGCTTAATATCGGGAAACAAATTTTTATAGAGACTACTATTCATCAAATCTCTTGCATTGCGACTCAGGGTGCTTGCTAAACTAAATGCATACGAAATCAACAAAATCCGCAAATCAGGAAATCTACCAAGTGCATAAGCCGGAGCTTTTCTAGAAACAATCTCAGATTTGCCATATTGCGGCGGGATATTAATCATAACCCGTTTTAGAATTCTCAAAACCGCCAAATCAACCACATCAGCAACCAACTGATTGTGAGGCCGAACATTGTAACCTGGAAAAGTGTAGGTTACAAAATGTCTCAAATACGTTCTTGCCAGACTTCTCGATTCTTTTTCTTGCCTAGCAAGTTCTTTAACGTCCATCACGTATTCCTATGTTTCGCAAACCAAAATCCACGATCAAACGTAGTAAAATAAGCATCAACCACCGCAACCATTTGTTCAGTATATCCATCATTCGCATTCAAAAACGCTGCTAAATGATCCGTCAAATCGGCCCCACTGCCTAAATAAATTACTTGTTCATGAAAAATCGCCAGGTCATTAACCGGATCAAATTCAAAGATTTTCAAAACAGCCCTGCTATTTGTTGCATCCAATCCCATTAAAACTTTCAT